CACGCATGGATTATGGGAGGAGCGAAGTTTGCGTCGCAAGACTTAATACTTCACATGGCAGATAAGGACGTGCAATACCGTGACGTTCTCCAATACAAGTTGGAAACAACTCATGGAGATTGCGGTGCACCACTTATCCTACAAGACTCTCATTGTCTTCGCAAAATTGCAGGAATTCATGTTGCTGGGTCCTCTGATGGGGCCCGAATGTACGGACAGTCAATTACGCGAGCGGACTTGGAACGAACACTGAGTAGGTTTTGCGGTGTCATCATTAGGGATGATGATACTATCTTTTCTCAGCATTGTGGAAGCGAAGTGATTCCAATGGAAACACTGTGCAGTCAAGAAGATGTGAGAAAAGTCCTGAAAACCCCCGCGCCTACCTTTGGACACATTGGTAGAGGCGAGATTCTTTTTACACCCTCAACAACGGACATTGCTCCTTCGGCTATCCAAGGAAAAGTGTCATCTGTCATCACAGCTCCGGCTGTGTTGTATAACCCTCAGGTAAACTTGTTGAATAAGAATCTCGAGAAATGTGCGATGAACACCCCGTACATTTCAAAACACAGGATCGATAAGGCCGTGCTCGATGTCAAACAAATCTTATTTGCTGGCACTTCGAACCAAAAGCGAAGAGTGTTGACAATTGAAGAAGCTCTTGCTGGGAGTGATGTTTCGGAACATACTGGTCCAATCAACAGGTCATCCTCTCCTGGCTTTCCCTGGGTCCTTTTTAGGAAACCTGGTACGAAAGGCAAGACAGGATGGCTTGGTGATTCGGATGAATATGTTCTGGATCCTCTTGTAGTCAGAGCGGTTGAGCAAAGACTTGAAAAGGCACGTCGAGGTGAAAGAGCGATGACTATTTGGACTGATACGTTGAAAGATGAAAGGAGACCCATTGAGAAGGTGAAGGCACTGAAGACTCGTGTATTCGGCTCTGGTCCTATGGACTATACGATCGCGTTTCGGATGTACTTCCTTTCTTTTATGGCTCATGTTATGGATACACGTATTGACAATGAGCAATCTATCGGCACAAACGTCTACAGCTATGACTGGCTCCAGACTGTCAAGAAATTGACTAAGTATGGAGATAAGGTTATTGCTGGAGATTTTTCAACGTTTGACGGTACATTGAACATTGGCATTATGTGGCCATTAGTTGATGTTATCAACGAGTGGTACAACGACGGTGAAGAGAATGCCCTCATTAGGCAGGTCCTTTTTATGGAGGTCGTCAATAGCATTCATTTATGCAATGGCGGTTTCTATTCAATGGACCACTCCCAACCAAGTGGTAATCCAATTACAACAATCCTGAATTCTTTCTACAACTCAGTCTCGATGCGAATTGTTTTCGACATCTGCAAAGAGCGTGCAAGTCTTGAAAGATCCACGGACATCAAATTCAACGATGTGGTGTCCATGGTGTCCTATGGTGATGACAACGTCTTGAATATCCATGATTCTGTTATTGCGTGGTTCAACCAGAATACAATTACGGCTGGCTACGCAGTTATTGGAATGATTTACACTGATGAGACCAAATCTGACGGTGCAATGCGCGATTATCGTGGCATTGAAGAAGTGGCGTATCTTAAGCGTGGCTTCAAGAAGAGAGGGGCCAAGTGGCTAGCGCCGCTTGACCTTTCTGTTATCTTGGAGACTTGCAACTGGATTCGTCGTGCACCGGATGAAGATGAGGCTTGTCTTGTGAATTGTTCCAACAGCATCATGGAACTTTCAATGCATCCAGAAGAGGTTTTTAACATGTATGTCAAACAAATTAATGCAGCATGTTTGGACGCCTTCGGGAAGTTACCCCCACAGGAGACCTTCACACAATATTCTGAGTCTCGGCTGACAGAGTATGGTGTGTAAACAGGAATAAAAACCTTAAATTGAACTTTGCGTATCCCCCTGGAGTATCTCTAGGCAGCATACGTAAGCGTTGACAAACGATAAATGTGTTGTTGCTAATATCTCATTAGCACGATTTGCTTGTTTTGTCGTAATAAAACAAGTCGATAACGGTTAAGTCGGACTAAGTTAACCAACCATTACAAGACGAAAAGCTCTTGCCAATCCATCATTATGATCCGCTCTAGTGCTCTGGAGGACGTTACCTTCTAGTCTTTAAATCATTATTTTTAGGAGCTATTCGACATCCGTCGACTCCGCAAAATCAA